ATATTCCAGGTTCTCGGAGAGCAAAATAATTTCACTCTATCCGAAAGCACTGGTATAACCTCTATCACTTTTGATGGAACTGCTAGAAACATCACTAATGATGTTGGTCTAAGCACCTTCCCAAGAGGTGGAATGTTGGTTTCTGTTGGATCTAGTGAAGGGTTTGGATTACAACCTCTAGTTACTGCAGGTGGAGAAGCAGTTGTATCTGCTGCAGGTACTATTACTTCTGTATCGATTGGTAATAGTGGCTCTGGTTATAGATCTGGAATACAAACAGACATTAATGTAGTCGTAGAACTTCCAGATGTTAATGGCACAACTTTAGTTCCAATTGGAATTGCTTCTGCTACTGATGGTAATGTAACCTCGGTTGCTATTACAACTGATAGAGTGTTCTATGCTCCTCGTAGCGTTTCAAACGTACTTTATGATAATGTAACTGGAGTTACCACTATTACAACATCAACCGCACATGGGTTGTCTGTAAATGAGGTAATTAATGTTTCTGGAATTGCATTCACCTGCAACTACAGTGGATCTGAAGCAGTCAGCGTAACTAATGTTGGATACAGCAGTATCACTGGTATTATGACTGTTACAACTGCTGCTCCACATAATCTCAATACCTCAGGTCAGAGAAGTGATGTCTTGTTAACTGGTATTGGAATGACATGTGATTTAGATAACGGTACTTCTACGCACATATATCCAAGAACGACTGATCCTGCATATTGCGGAACTGCAGTTCTTACAGTTAATAGTGCTACAGAATTTGAAGTTAATGTTGGAACTTCTACAGTTGCTACTTACTATCAAAGTGGTGGAACTGCACAACCTGCCCTTATTGCACCTAGAGTAAATAATAACTCTGCAAGTGGATTTGATCCAGCATCACAAGGATCAAGTGTTCTCAGAATCATCGATAATACCACTTTTGAAATAAACTCTGGTCTTTCCACTCGCGCACACTTCTATGCAAGATGTGGAACTGTTGCAAAACCACTTGACATCATATTTGATTCTCCACTTTCATATACCAATTTACCATTAGATTATGTTTCTGGAACAACTGGATTAGGAACAGATGCCACAATCGATGTTGTTGTTGGTCAAGGATCTAGTGTAATTTCTTTTGAAATCAACAACACTGGATATGGTTACGGTAACGGAGAAAGACTAACAGTTTCTGTTGGTGGAACCACTGGAATTCCCACTACATCTTCTTTCATACCTACAGATATATTTGAAATTCAGGTTGAAAAAATAATCAACGATGAGTTTACTGGATGGTCTGTGGGTGTTCTTGATACATTTGATGATGTTACTAACTTCATTGATGGCACTAGAATCGACTTCCCATTGGTCAAGGCTGGTGTTCCAGTCTCCATCAATAAATCAAAGGGTTCTAAGATTGAACTCGATCAGTTACTCTTAGTATTTGTAAATGAAATACTTCAAAAACCAGGAGACTCGTATAATTTTGCAGGTGGTTCTCAAATAACCTTCACAGAAGCATTGAAGGTTGGAGATACTCTTAGTATTTGTTTCTATAAGGGAAGTGGAGACGCACTGGATGTTATTGATAGAGAAGTTATTGAAACTCTCAAATATGGAGATGAGGTTACTTTAAACTACAACCCAGATCTGGGACAAAAACCATATCAGCAAGAAAATGCTAGAACAATTAGTTCTATTACGAATGTTGATAAGTGTGAAACTCTTCCATATTTTGGTCCAGGAAATACTACTGATACTACTTTCGAAAGACCACTTACCTGGTGTAGACAAACTCAAGATAAGATTATCAACGGTCAAGAAGTTGGAAAGGATAGGGAAATTTATGAACCCGTCATCAATCCAGTAGCAAATATTATTAGTTCTGTTGGTATTGGTTCAACTACAATCTATGTTGATAGATTGAGACCATTGTTTGATCTTAATAATGAAAATCCACAAGCTACATTTAGAAACACGATTCAAAAAGGAGTAAAATTAGTAAATCCAGTAGTCGTCACTGGAGCAGCGGCAACTGCTGTAGTTTCCTCCGCTGGAACTATTACTTCAATTACCATTAATAATGGTGGTGTTGGATATTCAACAACACCAGATGTAAGTATTGGTGTGGGATCTGTAACAGCAACTGCAGAGGCAACAATCACCAATGGAGTTGTCACTGGAGTTACTATTACCAATCCTGGAAGTGGATATACAACTACAAATCCACCTTTGGTCTTGATTGGACCTCCTGCAGAGCAAACAGAACTATGCGATGTCATACAAAACACTGGATACTCTGGAGATTCTGGAATAATTGTTGGACTTGGAACTACTTCTATTGGTGTTGGTGCAACAGGAATGATATTCCATCTACATATTCCTCTAGACTCTGAGATGAGAGATGCTAATTTAGTTGGAACTGCAGTTACCTTAAGTGGAATATCCACAGGAGACTATTTTATCGTAAGAAACTCTAACTTAGGAGCAGCATCAACAAGTATAAGTGCTCTTGGAACTGATAATGCTACAGTAGTTGGAATTGGATCGGAGTTCCTTGATAATGTATATGTTGTCAATAAGATGGAACTTGAAACTCAAGTTATTGCTGGAGTTAGTACAAATGTAATTAAGGTTAGTGTAAACACTAATATGGAACCCGATGGAATTACTGGACTTACAACTGGAGCATTCCTTGGCGAATACTCCTGGGGTAAGGTTAACCTAGAGGCTAGAACCAAAGAAATTTCATATCCAGCACATACCATGTCTGGAATAGGAACAAATGGATTGACTGGCATATCGACTTCTTCAAAACTTTATAGAAGCAGATATATTAGGTTCAAAAAATTCGGATGATTTTTCGTAATAAATAAGTAAAAAAGTCCGTCAAAAATGGCTGCCATTATAACTGATCAGGTAAGAATATTAAACGCGAAAAAATTTGTCGCAGGAGTTGCTGATGTCAGTAACTCTTACTATTCTTTTGTCGGACTTCCAAATCCGACAGATTATTCCTCTACATGGAATGAGAATCCCCCTGCACCAAAAGATAATTTTGATCAGGAGAATGATTATTGGAATACAATGATCGCTCTGAAGAGGATTAACACTACTGATGTAAGACAAGTTATTCCTAAGAGAATCTGGTCTTCAGGTACTACCTATGATATGTACCGACCTGATTATAGTAGATCAAATACTGCTCCAGTTTCAGGATCTACTAATTTGTACAATTCAAACTTCTATGTCCTTAATAGCGACTATAGAGTTTATATTTGCCTGCAAAATGGAACAAATCCAGAAAACACTCTTGGTAGACCATCTCTAGATGAACCAACTTTCACAGACTTAGAACCAAAGGCGGCTGGAACTAGTGGTGACGGGTACATTTGGAAATATCTCTATACTATCAAACCAGCAGACATTACCAAATTTGATTCTACAGATTTCATGCCTGTTCCTACAGACTGGAGCACTAGTAATGATACATCTTTAGTTAGAGATAATGCTGTAGATGGTTCTATTAAAATTGTTACGATAACCAATCGTGGTGCTGACTTAGGAACAGCAAATCAGACATATACTAGCGTTCCTATTCGTGGAGATGGTACAGGAGCACAATGTACTGTTACTATTGACGGAGATTCAAAAATCGGTGAAGTTTCCGTATCTGCTCAAGGATCTGGATATACTTTCGGAACTCTTGATTTTGAGGCTGCTGGAATTCCAGTTGGAACGACCAGACCAACCTTTGATGTTATCATCACCCCACAGGGTGGTCACGGTGCCGATATCTACAGAGAGCTGGGTGCATACAGTGTCCTGATGTATTCCAGAATTGAAAGTGACAATGAAAATCCAGATTTTATTACAGGCAATCAATTTGCAAGAATCGGTATCGTAGAAAATCCTCTTTCTCCAGCAGGAGGATCAATCTTAACTGCGGATAAAGCAAGTGCAGTTGTTGCTTTGAAACTGGTTGGAGTTGGATACAGTGAGGCAACTTTTACTTCTGATGCCTTCGTTACTCAAACAGTTGGAACTGGTGTTACTGCAGTTGGTAGAGTTGTAAATTATGACCAAAACACTGGTGTCTTAAAACTTTGGCAAGATAGAACTGTAGCAGGATTTACAACTGCTGGGATTGGAGTTACTAATCCAACATATGGATATGAATTACAAAGTTTCACTGGAACACCATCTGGATCTGGATCTTTAGCAATTACTCCGTCTACAGGGTTACCTTTAAGTATTGACAGTACATTTAGCGATAACAAAACGACGATAAATAATCGTACATATTATCTTGGAATGGATTTCACTACAGGTGTTGCATCCCCAGAGGTAAGACAGCATTCTGGTAATATTATATACGTAGATAATAGACCTTCGATTACAAGATCGTCAAACCAAAAAGAAGACATAAAAGTTATCTTGCAGTTCTAAAGAATTATGCCACAGCAGACGAACCTAAACGTAGCACCATATTTTGACGATTTTGATGCGACGAACGATTACCACAAGGTGCTTTTTAAGCCTGGATACCCAGTTCAGGCAAGAGAATTAACATCTTTACAGTCGATTCTTCAGAATCAGATAGAGAAGTTTGGTCAGCACTTTTTTAAAGAGGGTGCAAAAGTAATTCCTGGTAATACTGGATATTCCCAGTTATATTACTGTGTTCAACTGGCAAACACTTTTCAGGGAGTTCCTGTTGAGGCATATGCTGATCAATTAGTCGGAACGACTATTACAGGACAAACTTCAGGTGTTACTGCTGTTGTTGATAGTATTCTTCCCTCTGCAGATTCTGAGAGAGGAAACTTAACTCTTTATATTGCATATCAAGGTTCGTCCAAAGCTGATAATACCACTCAGACCTTTAGTTCTGGAGAGTCCCTGACTTGTAATCAAGTTCTATCTTCAGGTCTACTCGGAAATTCTACTATCGCTGCTGGAACTCCATTTGCGAATACCATACCTGCTGATGCAACCGCTACAGGATCAGTATTTCAAATTGAAAACGGAGTTTACTTCATTCGTGGCAATTTTGTAAATGTATCTAGAGAGTCTTTAGTTTTAGATCAATATACAAATACTCCTAGTTACAGAATTGGTCTCTTTATTTCTGAAGAGATTGTAAATTCAAATACTGATGAATCTTTGAACGATAATTCTCAAGGATTCAATAATTATGGAGCCCCAGGTGCAGATAGACTTAAAATTTCTACAAGTCTGTTTAAAAAATCACTTGATGACTTTAATGATGATAATTTTATTTTATTAGCAACTGTAATCAATGGTGTTCTTCAAACACCTACCAAGAGAGGTAGTTCTAAGGGTAATGGTTATGTTTTCTATGATAATCTGCAAGATATCTTAGCAAGAAGAACATATGATGAAAGTGGTCACTACATTGTTAAACCATTTAATATTTCTATTCTAAACTCTCTTAATAACAATCGCGGAAATAATGGATTGTATGAAGAGGGTCAATTTACCGCTGCTGGATCTACTCCTAGTCCAGATTTGGCGATTTGTAGAGTATCGCCAGGTAAAGCATATGTCAGAGGATATGAAGTTGAAACAATAAGTCCTTCTTTTATTGATGTACCTAAACCAAGGGCAACAAGAACTATTGAAAATACGTTCTTCCCATATAGCACTGGTCCAACACTTAAGTTAAACAGTGTTTATAGATCGCCAACTATTGGAGTAGGAAATACTTATATCGTCAGTTTGAGAGACCAAAGAGTTGGATTAAGTTCTGAAACAGCGCCAGGAAAAGAAATTGGATTAGCTAGAGTATTTGATTTTAGATTAGAATCTGGTTCATATAACTCATCGTTACCACAAGATAATGAATGGGGTATGTCTCTGTACGATATACAACCATTTACAGAGATTACTGTTAATAGTTCTGTTGACTTAGCAATTCCAGCATATGTTGAGGGAAATAGCAGTGGAGCAACTGGATTCTTAAGAAGTCCAGTTAGTGCTGGAACCGCCTTGACAGTATATGATCAAAAAGGCAAATTTATCAAAAATGAAGTTCTTATCTTTAGAAGTGGAATTTCAACGCAAGTATCTACGATAAATCGAGTTGCTACTGCAATCACTTCTCATGGAATTTCTGATGTAAAATCTGTCTATTCTGACACTGGAATAGGACAAGGAGTAGGTGGAAATAATATCGTAGGTCTTAACACATTTACCGCTAATGTTGTACAAACTCCAGCATTAACTGTAGGATCTGCTTCTATTAGTGGTTTCTCTGCAGGAGTTAGTACTGTTACTAGTGCAAATGAACTGTTCCCAGGTCAGATAAAGGAGAACAACTTAGTTGAATATTCTGATCCTTCTTCATCTACTGATAAAATTTTAGCAAGAGTTGTGGGTGTCACTACAACTGAAGTAACCATTGCTGGAGTAACAACTGTCACTGGTGTGGCTAGTGGAAAACTTCCAACAGCAGATTTTACTGCTTCTGATTTTAAAGTTGTTACAACAGCATTAGATGCTTCATCTGATACAACTTTCTATACAGAATTGCCAAATGAAAATATTGCTACAGTAGATCTTACCGATGCTGAGTTAATACTCAGAAAACCATTTACTGTAGATATCACAAATAATCAGTTAAGTTCCACCAGTGTAGTCACTGCCACGCTTCCAGAAGGAGAAACATATCTTTCATATTCTGACGAAAGATATTCTCTTGTCAGATCAGATGGAACAACTGAACCACTGACTCAAAATAGTTTTGCATTCTCTGCAAACCTCAGAGAACTTCAAATCAGAGGTTTAGGGGCAGATGACACTGGTGCTCAACTTATTGCCACTGTTAAAAAGTCTAATATAAAATCAAAGAAAAAAGTTAAAGATAGAGTAAAATCTTTAGTAGTTGATAAATCTATTAGTCCAGCTTCTGGGATTGGATCAACTAGTTTAAATGATGGATTAACCTATGGAGATTATCCATTTGGAACTAGAGTTCAGGATAGTGTTATATCATTGAATGTCCCAGATGTTATTGAAATTCATGCAATATATGAAACATCTGATGTTTCATTAACTGATTCCAACTTTGGTGCTCCAGAGATGGCTCTCACTCAGTTGAATGGACCTAGCGCCTCAACAGGTGATATGGTTATTGGAGAATTGATGGTTGGTCAAACAAGTGGTGCAGTTGCAGTATTTGCAGAAATAAAGGACGCAACTACTGTCAGATATCTTCCTAAGAACAACTTTAAATTTGTAGAGGGAGAGACAGTTGAATTCCAGGAATCTTCTATTTCTGGTGGAGTAAGTGATTTAGATACAACTTCATTTAATATTTCATCCAATTATACTTTTGGATCTGGACAAAGAGGAACAATCTATAATCATGGATTTATAACCAGAAAGAGTGATTCTGACGCTCCGAAGAATAAAATTAAAGTATATTACAAGGCTGCATCATTTGATCCTACTGATGATGGAGATATTGTTACTGTCGAATCATATAACGACTTTGACTACTCTACTGAAGTTAAGGCAATCAATGGAGTACTGAATACTGATCTTATTGATTTAAGACCAAGAGTTAGCAACTATACAGTATCTGAAGGTTCTAGATCTCCTTTAGAATTCCTTGGAAGATCCTTTAATGCCACAGGAAATTCTGTTCCAAATATTCTTGCGTCTAATGAGACTATTTTCTTAGATTATGCATACTATCAAGGAAGAATTGATAGACTTTATCTGCATAAAGACGGAAAACTTCAGATGAAGTTTGGAACTCCTTCGGATGATCCAAAGAGAGCACAACCAGAGTCTCCTGCTAACGCAATTGAACTTGCTACGATAGAATATCCTCCATTCCTCCATAACGTACAACAAGCATCTGTTAAATTCTTGAAGTACAAGAGATATCAGATGAAGGATATCAAGAAACTTGAAGATAGAATTAAAAATTTAGAGTATTATACAACTCTTTCTATACTTGAAACAAATACTGCTAACCAATTTATACCTGATGCAAACGGTCTTAATAGATTTAAGTCTGGATTCTTTGTAGACAACTTTACATCATTCTCTACCCAAGATTTGAGACTTGGTAGAAATAATAGTATTGATCAGGCTAACAAGATTCTTAGACCAAAACACAGTACAAACTCATTCTCCTTACAAACAGGTCCTGTTGTAGATGTTGATCCCACAGCAGACAAGAGAACTGCTGCTATAGATGGAACTAATGTTAGAAAGCAAAATGACATCCTCAGTCTTGATTATTCTGATGTTGAGTGGATAACACAAAATTTTGCAACTAGAACTGAGAGTGTAACTCCTTTCTTGATTAGTTTCTGGCAAGGAACAATTGTCTTGACACCTGCTTCTGATAACTGGGTTGATCAAACTAGAGTAGAAGCAAGAACAATTGATACTATTGGTAACTATTCTCAGATCATGTCTGAGGCTGAAGAAAAGTATGGTGTTGATCCAGAAACTGGATTTGCTCCTGAAGTATGGAATTCTTGGGAGACAACTTGGTCTGGTACATTTACAACTCAAACTGATACCAGAGAGTCTACTACCACTAGTACTCGTGAATTTGGACGAGGTGGATGGATTAATGGTGGATCAGGTGGACCTGCTGCATGGGTTAGACAGACTACTACTCAACCAATTGAACAAGATGTAACTGATACTATTGAGAGTGGAATTAGGGAAAGAACTGGTACGCAATACGTAGTTACTGAAACTTTTGAGGAAGTTTCAGTTGGTGATAAAGTTCTTAGCACTGAAATTATCGCTAATGTAAGATCAAGAAATGTTGAATTCTATGCAGCAAACTTAAAACCAAGCACTCGAATTTATGCATTCTTTGATGGTAAAGATGTTTCTAAGTTCTGTGTACCAAAACTAATTGAAATCTCAATGAGTTCTGGCACATTCCAGGTTGGAGAAACAGTTCAAGGACGAGTTATCAATAAAGGTCTTGGTGAAGAAGGTAAGGATACAAATCCTAGCATTAACTTCAGAGTTGCTCAGTCAAATCATAGAAGAGGCGATTATAACTCTCCAACAGAGGTTTATCCAGATAATCCTTATGTTGATGGTGGAACTATTCCCGAAGTTTATTCTTCTACATCGACCACATTGAATGTTGATACATACTCTCTTGCAGATCAACCACAGGGAGATTTCTTTGGATATATCCAGGCAGGAATGAAACTGATTGGACAAACAAGTGGTGCGGAAGCAGAGGTAACAAATGTTCGACTCATCACTGATACATCTTCGGCTCTGTTAGGAAGTTTCTTTATTCCTGAGGCATCTAATGGAGATAATCCTAATTTTGCAACTGGAACCAATGTATTTACATTGACAAATGATCCAGATAATGATCAAGATTCTGCTACTACTGTTGGTGAAGAAGCATATACAACTTCTGGTATTTTAGAGACGGTTCAGGATCAAATTCTTTCAATTAGAAATGCAAAAATTGAACAGAAGAAACTCTTTGAAGACGAACTCGTTAATAGAACTGTCGATACCGAAATTACTGCTACCAGAAATATTGGACAGGCAAGCAACAGTGAATCTATTGTTGGTTGGTATGATCCCCTGGCACAATCTTTCCTTGTTGATCAACAGGAAGACCCAGAAGGTGTATTCATAACGAAGTGTGATGTATTCTTCCGTACTAAGGATGATGGAAACACTCCTGTTAGAATGCAGATTAGAACCATGGATAATGGTTTCCCAACTCCTAAGTATTTTGATCTTTCTGAAGTAATTCTTTATCCTGATGATGTTAATACTTCAACTGACGGAACTGTAGCAACTACATTTGAATTTGCTGCTCCAGTTTATCTGGAAGGTGGTAATGAATATGCTATCTGCTTGATTTCAAACTCAACCAAGTATAGTGTTTACATCTCAAGAGTTGGTGAAAATGACATCGTATCAGATGCTTATATTTCTAACCAACCAACACTTGGATCTCTGTTTAAATCTCAAAATGCCTCCACATGGGAAGCAAGTCAGTGGGAAGATCTTAAGTTTACTCTGTATAGGGCAGACTTTGTTGAGTCTGGATCGGTAGATCTTTATAGTCCAGAACTTTCTGAAGGTAATAAGCAAATTGCAACTTTAATGGAAAATCCATTAAATATTACTTCAAAAGAAATTCGTGTTGGATTAGGAACAACTGTTGCAGATAATCGCTATGTTCTTGGTAATACTTTCTATCAAGGAACTTCTGCAAACAGAACTGGACAAGGAGATCTGATTGGAGTTGGTGCTAGTGCTACTGGAACATTATCTGTTACCAATCCAGGTGTTGGATATACTCCTGCAGATGGATCATTCACTTATACTGGAGTAAACTTGGTTGCAGTTTCTGGAAATGGTTCAGGAGCTACTGCAGATGTTACCATTGAGGATGGAGTTGCCATTGGAGCAACTATCAATAATAATGGCGGTAATGGGTATCAGGTTGGTGATGTAGTTACCATTAGTGCTACTGCGCCAGATCCATCTTCATCAGATCCTGCTGGACTGAGTGTTGGAAGAAATGCTAGATTTACATTGTCTGGTATTGGATTTACATCTCAATTAATACTTGGCAATGTTCAAGGTGAATTTACTACTGGAGCGGCTGGAACTATTCGCTTCCTTGATAGTAATGATGTTGACAGAGAACTGAATAGTGCCAGCGGTGGAGATGTTACTATCCCATCCAATGGAATAGTAGAAGTTTCTGATGGACTTCATATTAAAGTCAATCATGTTAATCATGGAATGAATTTTGACGACAACTTCGTAACAATCTCTGGTGTTCTTCCTGATGTCAAACCTACCAAATTGACTGCTGCATATGATAAGTCATCTACAGATCCAATTCAGGTAAGTGCTGGTACAGGAGATACATTCTCCACCTTTGAAGGTGTTGGTGTTGGTTTAACTAACACTGGATTGCTCTTAATTGGCGAAGAAGTTATTGAATACACCAGCACAACATCATCGACTATCGGAGGAAGTATTTCTAGAGGAGTAACTCCAAAATCGTATCCTATAGACACCCCAGTTTATAAGTATGAACTTGCTGGAGTAAGTCTTGCCAGAATCAATGGAACTCATGATCTAAATGATGTAACTGTTCCAAATCCAATCACATTAGATTCTTATCATATCAAACTTGATATGTCTCAGAAACTTGGAACTCTTGGTATTAATAATAATGCCGACAGATCTACTGGAGTAGGATTCCCCAAACTGTTCCTCAATAGATCGAAGTCTACTGGAGGAGATAATGTCAAGGGTAGTAAGAATATTGCTTTTGAGATTATTAAACCATCCATACACAATATCACTGTTGAAGGAACCACTTTATCTGGTCAAATAAGAACAGTTACCACTCAAAGTATTAGTGGTAATGAAATTCCATATGTAAATGCTGGATTTGAAGATGTTACTCTTAATACAAATAATTTCCTTGATTCTCCAAGAGCAGTCTTCTCTAAAGTAAATGAAGATCGTAAGTTGAATGCGATTGAAGGTAACAAGTCCATGCAAATGAGACTTTTCCTTGGAACGACTAATACTAAGTTAACTCCACAAATTGAACTTCAAAGATGTAGTGTCTATGCTATATCTAACAGAGTTAACTCGGAGGTTACTGATTATGCTACAGATCCTAGAGTAAATTCACTCTTTAATGATCCTAGCGCATGTCAGTATGTCTCCAAAGAAGTAACTCTCGAAAATCCTGCATCTTCGATTAAAATTATCGTAGATGCTCACATTCCTACAGATGCTGATATCAGAGCGTTCTATGCAATCAATTCGGATCCTGGATTTGAACCAATCTTTGAACCATTCCCAGGATATTTGAATTTGGATGTTAACGGTCAAGTTATTAGTGAGGAAAATAATGATGGAAGACCTGACATCTTCATAGAAAATTCAATCAAGAGAGGATATAGTGCATATGATACTGACTTTGTTGAGCGCACATTCACTATTGATGATCTTCCAAACTTTAGAGCCTATAGAATCAAACTTGTAATGACATCAACCAGTCAAGAACTGGTTCCTCAAATGAAGAATCTTAGAGTGATCGCTCTCGCATAATATGGAAACATTCACACAAAAGGGTCATAAGGATCTCGCAAGAGATCCTGAGACAAATGGTATAGTTAATGTAAACAAAGTATCATACGATCAATACATTGCTAGTCGAAAGGCTAAAAGTGAAAAGAATCAAAAGGTACAGACAATGGAAGAAGATCTTGCTAATGTAAAGAATGAACTTAATGAAATCAAGTCACTACTAAAGGAGTTAATCAATGGACCCAAATGATATTGAAATTAAAGGTTTAGAAAAGTCTTTTGCATATCAGAAGATTGCAGCTGAGATAGATAGTTGTGATGATCGTGACATGCTAAAGAATATTGCAAAGTCTTTTGCGAAATTATATTATAAACAGCAAGAAACAATCGCAATCATAGGATAACCAGATGCCATCTAAAAATATCACTTTCGATCCATCTTCTGGAGTTCCTTACGGCGTCAATTTGACGATTTACGGAGGATCAGACTTTGAAACTACATTTAATGTAACTAATAACGCTAATACTGCGTTTGATTTAACTGATTATTCTGGATCTGCTGCGATATCTAAAAGTGTTGCCGTTGGAGCAACACTTGGAATTACAACGGCATTCACTGTTGGAATTACTAGTGCTGTAGAAGGAAAGATAAAAATTTCCTTAGGTTCTACTTCGACTAGAAGTCTTGATCAGGGACGATATATGTTTGATGTGATAGTTAGTAGTGGATCAACTTTATACACCATTGCAAATGGCAATATAATGGTGGTTCCCGCAGTATCAGCAGCACCATAAATACACATAGGAAACTGGTGAATAAATGGCTCAACCAGCAAGTAGATCAGAATTAGTTGCGTACTGTAAGAGGCAGTTAGGTGCTCCTGTATTGGAGATTAACGTTGCCGATGAGCAGATTGATGATTTGGTTGATGATGCCCTCCAGGTGTTCCAGGAACGCGACTATGACGGCACAACAAACACATTCTTAAAGTATAAGATTACTCAAGCAGATATTGATAGGGGAAGAGGTAGAGGCGGAAGCAATCCTATCGGTATTGTAACTACAACCGCAAGTTCTACGATTGATGGTCAGTCTGTGTCCTTCCAGTTTGAGGAAAACAGCAACTATTTACAAGTTCCTCCAGAAGTTTTAGGAGTAACGAAAGTATTTCACTTTGATGGTTCTAATACAACCACCAACAATATGTTCAGTATTAAATATCAGTTGTTCTTGAATGATATTTACTACTTTGGATCAACAGAAATTTTAACCTATGCAATGACCAAGAGATATCTTGAGGATATCGACTTTGCATTGACAACACAGAAACAGATCAGATTTAATATTAGATCAGATAGACTTTACTTGGATATTGACTGGTCAAGCGTTAGTGTAGATGATTACATAGTCATTGACTGCTATAGACTACTTAATCCAAATGATCATCCAAGAGTTTATAATGATGGTTTCCTGAAGCGTTATCTGACAGCACTGATTAAGAGACAGTGGGGACAGAATCTAATTAAGTTCCAGGGAGTTAAACTTCCAGGTGGCATCGAACTGAATGGTAGACAAATATACGATGACGCAGAAAAGGAACTAGATAAGATTAGAGAGGTAATGTCGAGTACCTATGAACTGCCCCCACTTGACATGATAGGCTGATGGTTTTAAATCCTTTCTTCACTCAAGGCACTTCTTCTGAACAGAATCTTGTTCAGGACCTGATCAACGAACAGTTGAGGATGTATGGTGTAGACATATACTACATCCCAAGAAAATATATGACAGAAAAGACTGTCATTAGAGAAGTCGTCCAGTCTAAGTTTGACAGTGCTTTGCCTATTGAAGCATATGTTGATAATTATGATGCATATTCTGGAGCAGGAGATGTGCTCTCGAAATTTGGTATTGAATCAAAAGATGAGGTAAGACTTATTATCTCTAGAGAAAGATATGAAAACTATATCACGCCTCTGATTCAAGGGCAATCAAATATCAAATTATCAACCAGACCAAAAGGTGGAGATTTAATCTGGTTCCCACTTGATGATCGTCTTTATGAAATTAAAGACATTGAGTATGCGAAACCATATTATCAGTTACAAAACCTTTATGTTTATGAACTGTATTGCGAACTCTTCCAGTATCAAGATGAGGTTATTGCAACAGGAATTGAGGATATTGATAATGAGTTGCTAGGAGATGAAACTGATGGATTGACTGATGACGGCATCAGCACAGTTCAGGGAATCACTCAAACTCTTACGATGGTTGGAAATGCAGTTCAAGCAACTGCTACAACAGGACTAGTCGATGGCGCTGTACAGTCATTTACAGTAACTAATAGAGGTGGTGGATATGGAATGGTTCCTACCGTTGAAGTATCTGCTGCTCCAGCGGGAGGACTAACCGCAGTTGGAATTGCAACAATGATTGGTGGCATTAATGTTTGCAATCTTAATGCAAATCCAAGACTTCAATCTGTTCAGAGAGTTGATGTTGCTAATCCTGGTTTTGGATATACTGTAGCACCTGGAGTAACCTTTAGCACCACTGATGGAACAGGTACTGGTGCAGCTGCAACAACTGTTCTTGCAGACGATGCAGTTGGTGTGGTTACAATCACAAGTGCTGGTGGGGGATATATTGATAAACCAGTCATTACATTTACGAATGAAATATTTAAAGCAGGAGTAACCACTGCTAGTGCATCTGCAGTTTCTGTAATAAATGCTGCAGGAGCAGTAACGAACATTTATTTGACAAATACTGGTGCTGGATATTCTGTTGCACCTACAGTTTCTATTGCCGCGCCTATCTCAGGAACAAATACAGGCAACTTTGCATTCAATGAGATAATAACTGGTTCTACCAGCAACACGACTGCAAGAGTTAGATCCTGGGATGCTGATACGAATGTTCTTGAAGTTGCAAGTGTTTCTGGAAGTTTCTCTGCAGGAGAGACTTTAACTGGGTCAACATCTGGTGCTACTAGAGTTCTGAGAACTATTGACAAAACTATCAATAATGATCCATTTGCAGATAACTTTGATATTGAAACTGCTGCTGATGCAATATTAGACTTCAGCGAGCAGAATCCTTTTGGAATACCCTAAATAGTTTTACTGCAGGTAATAGTCTAAAGTTTAATCATGTTTGAATACTTTTACAACGAGATTCTGAGAAAAACCATTATCGGTTTTGGAACTCTGTTTAATGCTATGGAGATCCAGCAAGAAGGTTCTGTTGTAAGAATTCCTTTGGCATATGGTCCTACTCAAAAGTTCTTAGCAAGAATTGAGCAGTCACCAGATCTGAATAAGCCAATGGCAATTACATTGCCAAGAATGTCCTTTGAGTTTACTGGACTTACTTACGATCCCAGCAGAAAAGTAACCACCACTCAGACATTTGTTGCAAAAGACAAAGATGATGGAACTGAGGTGCGTAAATCATACATGCCAGTTCCTTATAACATGGCATTTGAGTTAAGCATCTATACTAAATTAAATGATGATGCTCTTCAAATTGTAGAACAAATTTTACCATATTTTCAACCTTCATATAATCTCTCTATTGAATTAGTTGATCAAATTAAAGAAAAGAGAGATGTTCCCATTGTGCTAGAAAGTGTCACAATGCAAGATGATTATGAGGGAGACTTTACCACCAGAAGAGTCTTATATTACACTTTAAGATTTACTGCAAAGACATATCTGTTTGGACCTACCAAGTCTGCATCCAAGGATATCATCAAGAGGTCTACTGTCAGTTACCTCACTGGAACAGATACCACCAATACAAGAAGAGAGGTTACTTACTCTGCTACTGCAAGAGCACTCAAGTCTTACACAGACAATGTTGTCACTACATTGGCAGCAGACATTAGTGCAACAGCAAAAACCTTTGAAGTTGCAGATGCCACTGGAATCAAAGCAGATAAGTACATCTTCATTGGAGATGAAGAATTATTTGTTAGATCTAAAACTGGCAATAAAATCACGGTTGATAGAGGAAGAGATAATACAAAGGCAGAGAAGCATGTTGCTGGTGCAGAAGTCAAAGGAATTGACTATACAGAGACAACTCTGCCAAGTGTAGGTACAATCGGAGTAGATAGTGCTCTGATTGAACAAGGTGATAACTTCGGATTTGATGGTGGGTTTATTTGATGACTAAAAACTTTGACGAATTAAATGACACCTTTAATGTTTCAGATGAAATTGTAAAGGCTGAAGTTGTTAAAAAAGAGTTGGATAATGTAAAACCTAGTTCAGATGATATAAAAAAGGATTATGAGTACACCAGAGGGAATCTATATAGTATAATTGAAAAAGGTCAAGAGGCACTGAATGGAGTCCTTGAACTTGCTCAAGAAAGCGAAATGCCTAGAGCATATGAAGTTGCAGGACAATTAATTAAGAATGTTGCTGATGCAACAGATAAATTATTAGACCTGCAGAAGAAACTTAAAGATGTAGAAGAGGAGAAACAGACTAAAGGACCATCAACTGTCAACAATGCATTGTTTGTTGGGTCCACTGCAGAACTAGCAAAAATGCTCAAACATGGATTAAAAGAGGACAATAAATAATAAAATACAGGAGATATATTAACAGTGGCATTAAAGAAGCCTTCAGATTTTTTTGGAA